GTCCGCATTTAGGTCTTCCTTCTTGGTTTAAACGATGATATAATCTTTAGATGGGGGCTGTGTCACCACCACATACCACACAGTCCCCTTTTAAGGAATTTATATTATGTTTTTTGGCGGAACGTCCTTTGCAGGAGCACCTTTTGGAGATTCAGGATTTAATCCTAATGCATTTGTAAATGTATCTGGATCTAGAATAAACGAGTCTACAGGCACAGTTGGTTTAGTAGGTAATGCTAATATAAGCGTTACTGGTAATAGACTTAATTTTACTATTGGTAATGTAACTATTGTTGAAGGCACAGGTGTTATTGTATCTCCTGATGGTAGTCGTATTAATGTTACAAGTGGTGATCCAACTATTGTTGCAAAAGCACTAACAGCTGTAACAGGATCAAGAGTAGATCTAAATACAGGCACACCTACCTTTGCATTTAAATATCCTGTAACAGGATCTAGGGTAAATACAAATACCGGAAGTGTTACAACAGTTGGTAAAGCTACTATTTTACCAAACGGATCTAGAGTAGATGTTAGCACTGGATCTGTCACGGTTACTGCAGATGCAAATTTATCTGTATCAGGAAGCAGAGTTAATTTAACTATAGGAAATGTTACAACTAAAGCAAACGCAACAGTAACAGTCACAACAAATAGACAAAATATTTCAACAGGAACTGTAACCATAGTAGCTAAAGCAACTGTTAGCCCAGATGGTAGTAGAATAAATATGGCAGACGGTTCTGTATTAATTAAAAAATGGGATGGTATTGTACCAGGTGCTACTCAAACTTGGACACCAGTATCAACATCACTAGGATAAAATTATGTTATTTGGAGCAACACCCTTTGCAAACTCACCATTCGCCGATCCAGGTGGCGTAACAGTCTTTGTTTCTTTAACAGGAAACAGAGTAAATGTAAGCACAGGAACAATAGGTATATCTGCTTCTGCAAGAATATTACCTGGTGGATCTGAAATAGAAATATCAGTAGGTAATGTAACAGCTAAAATAGGACAAACAGTAGGTGTAACAGGAGTAAGAATAAACCTTGCAACAGGTACCGCTTCTGTGATATCATGGAACCCGATAGTTCCAGGCGCAACTGGTACCTGGGTACCTATTGACCCGGATAATCCGTAGGAGAAATATATGGCATCAAGCACGTCGAGCGACTTAAAACTAGAACTAATTACTACAGGTGAAAAATCAGGAACCTGGGGTACTATTACAAACACAAATTTACAAATATTAGAGCAAGCATCATCAGGTTATTTATCATTAGATGTTGGATCTAGTGATGTAGCATTATCTTTAGCAAACCATGCTACAGCAAATGGTAAAAACTTATACTATAAATTAACAGGTACTTTATCTGCTAATAGAACAGTTACTATGCCAGACTCGGCTGAAAGAGTTTTTATTGTAGAAGATGGTACAACTAGATCTTCTTCTAATTATACACTTACAGTTAAAACTGTATCAGGGACCGGGCTAGCTTTACCAATAGGGTCTACTACAGTGTTATATTCTGATGGTACAAATATTGTAGGTAAATTACAAACCAAAGGATATTACACACCAGGAGGCACATATACTACAGTTAATGGTGATCAAGTTTTAATTAATACATCGGGAAGCGGTATAAGTGCTGCGGTTACAATAAATTTACCAGCATCGCCATCTATTGGAAATGAAGTTACGTTTATTGATAGCGGAAATAATCTTGCATCTAACAATTTAACAGTTGGCAGAAACGGATCTAATATTAATGGATCTGCATCAGATTTAGTAGTGTCAGCAAATGCTTCAGCTTTTACGTTAGTGTATGTTAATGCAACACTAGGCTGGGTATACAAAGACAAGATATAGGAGCTAAAAGATGGCTCTACTTGACTTTACATTCTTTCCAGGAATCGACAAACAAAATACAACTGTTGGTGCTGAACAACGTTGGGTAGATTGTGATAATGTTAGATTTAGATATTTACTACCAGAAAAAGTTGGAGGTTGGTCATCATTAATTACAGATACAATTGTTGGTGTAGCACGAAGACAATTTGCATTTGTTGATATAGCAGGTAACAGATATGTTGCTATAGGCACAGACAAATTTTTATTATTATATTTTGAAGGTCAACTACATGACATCACACCTGTAAAAGCAGCTTTGTCCAGTGCAACAATTGCAACTACAAGTGGTTCAGCTATTTGTTCTATAACTAAATCTTCACATAATTTAGTAGCTGGCGATATCGTACAATTTAATAATGTAACATTACCAAGCGGAACAGGTTATTCTGCGTCTGATTTTGAAGATAAAAATTTTCAAGTTACTTCTGTTACATCAAGTTCTGTGTTTACAGTTACGCAAAGTTCTAACGCATCAGCAACCGTAAGCACCGGTGGTAGTATAGAATTAATTCCTTATGAACCTGTAGGACCAAGAGCGCAATCATATGGTTATGGTTGGGGTACAGATACGTGGGGAGCAGGTAAATGGGGTGAAGCATCATCAGCAGATGAAGTAACACTAGAACCAGGGTTATGGTCATTAAGTAATTTTGGAGAAGTATTAGTTGCAACAATTGCAAATGGTAAAACATTTACATGGAATGCTGGTGCTACAGATCCGTTAACAGTAAGAGCGTCAACATCTACATCAGGATTTGCGACTACAAATAATCCTACTGCAACAAGAGTAACACTGGTATCACCAACCACACGTCACTTAATTCATCTTGGAACCGAAACAACAATTGGAACTCCGTCAACACAAGATGATATGTTTATAAGATTCTCAGAACAAGAAGATATAAATTCTTATACTATTACAGCAATTAATACAGCTGGATCACAAAGACTTCAGGATGGCACAAAAATTATGGGTGCATTAAAAGCAAAAGAATCAATTCTAGTTTGGACCGACAATGCATTATATACCATGAAATTTGTTGGTGGAGATTTTGTATTTGGTTTTGAACAAGTAGGTACGAACTGTGGATTAATTGGTAAAAATGCAGCCGTAGAAATAGACGGTGTTGCATATTGGATGTCACCAAATGGTTTCTTTGCGTTTGATGGTACAGTTAAATCTTTACCGTGTTCTGTGCAAGACTATGTTTATGATCAAGCTGATACTACAAAAGGACAACAAGTATACGCAGGATTAAATAATCAATTTACAGAAGTTGTTTGGTATTACCCATCAACAAGTTCTGAATATAATGATCAATATGTTGTATATAATTATGGAGAAAGTAACGCTAGAACTGGACAGGTTTGGTATATAGGAACAGAAGCTAGAACTACTTGGATTGATGGAACTATTTACCCTACACCTTTTGCAACGAAATACGATTCAACAGCTACAGGAACATTTCCTGTAATAGTTGGTGAGTCTGGTTTAGGACAAACAACATTATTTGAACATGAAATAGGGACGGATCAAGTAAATCCTGATGGGTCTACGACAACTGTTACATCGTTTATACAATCATATGATTATGATTTACAACAAAGAATGAGAGGTCAATCATATCAAGTAGCTGGAGATGTATTTTTAGCTGTAAGAAGATTCTTACCAGATTTTAAAACATTATCAGGTAATGCTAAAGTTACACTAGCTGTTAAAAGATATCCTTCAGATTCACAAACTACAACGACTTTGAGTCCATTTACAATTACTTCAAGCACTGATAAAAAAGATACAAGGGCGCGTGGAAGATTTGTAAATATAAAAATAGAGAATGATGCTGTATCTGAGTCATGGAGATTTGGCACATTTAGACTAGATGTACAACCGGATGGTAGAAGATAATGGCTAAAATAGTAATTAGATTACCAGAACCAAAAGAAGAATATGATATATCTAACCAAAAACAAATTAACAGAGCGCTTGCGTTGATTGTAGAACAATTAAACTCAACGTTTGCAGATGAACAAGAACAGGAGCAAGAGAGATTCTCTTGGTTTTTAAATGGCTAATATTTATAGAAACGCAAAAGTAGATCTTACAACTACAGATAATACAACGTTGTACACGTCACCTAGTAATTCTAGAGCGATTATAAAAAATATTTTAGTATCTGATGACTCAGGTAGTGGAGATAGTATTAATGTAACTTTAACAAATGCTAGTGCAGCAATATTTTCTCTGTTTAAATCAAAAGCAATTGCAGCAAATGCAACTACAGAGTTGATTACACAGCCAATTGTATTAGAAGAGAGTGAGATATTAAAAGCACAAGCAACAACCGCAGATAGATTACATGTAGTAGTTTCTCTGCTAGAAATAAATAGGGATTAATATGTTTATAGAAGAAGGTGAAGTAGCATACACATACATAAATGGCAAAAAGGTGCCAGTGGTAAAATGCGAAACAGAAGTAGTTTTAAGAAACAAAGAAACAGGTTATGAATACAATTCTGACAAGGAAGCAGAAGATGATATTGCAAACCCAGATACTGATACAAAATTTGAACATGTAACAAGATCTGTTAAAGTAAAAGTAGCAGCGATGCCACCATTAGGTGCAGCGTCAGAGGACGATAAGGATAAAAAATAATGTCTATACTTGATGCAGTAGATCAAAGAGTAAAAGATGCAGGATTTAATTTTGTGCCTTTTAATAGGTTCTTAGCTAGTCCGTTTCAAATACCAACTGACAGTCCAGATTCTAGTGATGCAGCTGCTGCAGGTATACCCGCTGTTTATCAATCAAGACCACAAGGTGGTGGGGGTGGTTATTTTGAAAATTTAAAACCAGAAGATCAACGTGGTTTTTTAGGTAATTTTCAAAATATAGATCCTAATGAAATGTATTCTTACACACCACAAGGTATTCAAATGGAAGGTGTAGAATATGGAGAACCTAAAAATCTGGTATACAATCCTACCACAAAAAGATTTCAACCAGCATTTGATTATGATGCTCCTTCTACTATGATCAATGAATACATAAAACCAGCTCCAGAAATATTTGAACCACAAAAACAAAATATGTTTCAAAAAGTGTTTGACCCAATAAAAGATACAGGCGCTAAAATCTTTGGAGGAATATTGTCGGCCGCTACAGGAGTTCCTTTTTTAGGTTCTGCATTAGAAGGAATAGCGGGTCAATTTGAAAATAGACCTCTTGGCGCTGCAGTCATAGATGAGTTTGGTAACGTTTATAGTGAAGAAGAGTTAAACAAACAAAATGCATTAGGTGGGTATTACACAGATGCTGCAAGATCAGCTAGAAGAAGAACAAAAAGAATTCAAAATATGTTACAGAGACAGGCACAAAATAAAAAAATATCGCTAGCAAATTTAGCAAAATTACAAGCACAAGAAAAAGCACAAGAAGAAATAAGACAAGCTGCTGCAAAAGCTCTGCAAGATGAAAACAGAGATAGAGGTAGAGGTGGTTATCAAGCTGCAGAGTCTTCACCAGGTGCAGGTGATGGATATGATGGTGGTTTTATGGAAGGACCATCAAATCCAGGAGCTGATTTAACTAGCACTATGGGCTCATTTATGAATGGTGGTATAGTAGATCTTGTGGATATTTATGATTGATTATAGGAGAAAAAGACAATAAAAAGGTAAAATTATGGCAATTTCAAGAATGAATATGGAAAGACAGCTTCGTAATATGGGTGGTCTCATGACGTTAGAAGAGCCAAGACAAGGATTTTTTCTAGGTGATCTTGTAAAAAAAGCTAAAAAAGTTGTAAAGAAAGTTGTTAAATCACCATTAGGTAAGGCTGCATTAATAGGTGGTCTTGGTGCATATGGCCTTGGTGCCTTAGGTAGTAAAAGTTTTGCATTAAGGAATGCTTTTAATCTTGCTAATATGAGAGCTGGATTAGGAACTATTGGAAGTGTTTTTGGAAGTCAAGGTAAACTAAGTACACTTGGAGATTTATTTAGAGTAGGAGGCGCAGAGGGTGCTAAATTTAGTGTGCCAAGAATTTTAGGTGGATTAGCTGGAGCAGGAGCTATAGCTGCACCATTTTTAATGGGTGGTGATGAAGAGGAAGAAGATCCTGGTGTACCATTTGGTGATCCAATAGCAAGTGTTGAAGCTATTAGAGATCGAGCTAGACAATACTATACGGATCCAACAAACTCTGCATTATATTTTATGCCTCCTAAATCAGCTGTACAAAGTAGGTTTTATGCTGCAGGTGGTGGATTAGCTGACATACCAAGAGAAGGGTATAGACTTGGTAACATTGTACAAAAGGCAGGCCAGATGATGAAAGCTGGTGTAGGTAAAGTTAGATCATTATTTGATGATGCAGATATAAATATTAGTGTAAGAGATGAAGATGTTCTTACAGACTCTGGATTACAAGCACAGGCGACAGGTTTAGATGTTTCAATAACACCTAAATCAAACAAAGCTGTACAAGTTATGGATGGTTTAATTGAAGAAGGTTATGATATTGCTAAAGCAGAAGATGGCTCTTATGCAATTAGTTCTCTTGACGAAGGAGCTTTAAATTTAATTGCTAAAAGATTAAGATTAGGTGGTAAAGATATTGATGAGTTCACGGCTAACTTTGATGATATGTATTCAAGTAGTGATGAAAAAATGATTGCGGATGCATTAAGAGATAGAAAAGCAGAAGGTGGTCTAATGGATCTAGGTGGTATGGAAAAAGATTATAGAGAAGGGGGCTTTGTACCAATAGGAGCTGAGGAGAGAGCTGACGATGTACCAGCTAGACTTAGCAAGAATGAATTTGTATTTACAGCAGATGCTGTAAGAAATGCAGGCGGGGGAGATATTGATAAAGGTGCTGAAGTCATGCAAAATATGATGGACAATCTAGAAGCTGGTGGTAATATATCAGAAGAGTCCCAGGGCAAAGAAAATCCTGCACAAGAAATGTTCGATCAAGCACAAATGTTGGAGAGTAGAATAGTATAATGGCATTACCAGATTATTTAAAAGATACCGCACAAGATTTTGCAACGCAGTTAACAGCTGCAACCTCCGCACCTATAGATGTAACTAAGTTTACAGGCAGATCTTTTGTTGCACCAGAAGATGCGTTACAAACAGATGCAATAAGTCGTGCAACAGCAGGTCTTGAATCTTACAAACCATTCTTAGAACAAGCACAAAGACTAACGGGTCCGGGAGCAGGGGCCGGGGTTGGTTCTATTGGTGAGTTCATGTCACCTTATCAACAAGGTGTTATTGACGAAACATTAAGACAATATGATATGTCAAGACAAGGTGGTTTACAAAATATTGCTAATCAAGCATTTACATCGGGCGCATTTGGTGGTGGTCGACAAGGTGCATTAGAAGGACAGTTTATGGCTGAAACATCCGCAGGAAGAGCTGGTCTTGCTAATCAATTATTACAACAAGGTTTTCAAGATGCAGCAGCAAGAAGATCACAAGATTTACAAAATCAATTTGCGTTATCTAATTTTCAAAGAGCAGGACTTGCAGGTGATGTGGCTTCATTAGGTAGTCTTGGTGCATTTAGACAAGGATTAACACAACAACAATTACAAGCAGACGCTGACGCTGCAAGAACAGGAGCGTATGAACCGTTCCAAAGATTACAACAATATGGAACAGGGTTAGGACAAGTATCTGGTTTAGGAACTATGGCAACTCCATTACCTCAAGGATCTAGTCCGTTTGGAACTGCATTAAGCACAGCTACTGGTATTGCAGGATTGTTTGGTAAACTATACGGATAATACATGAGACCATTAAATAGACCAATGTTCAGATACGGCGGCCCTATCAAAGAGGGTATCATGCAAGGTATGCAAGATGGTGGACTAGCAAACAACGAAGGCCCAAGAAGAGCAGCTCTTGTAGGTAACCCTGTATATCCAAAAGGTCCAGATGGCAGAACAGGTCACTTTGTTCCTGTAGTCGTCGGAGGATTATCAGCATTAGCTAGATTTGCACCAGCAGCTATAAGAGGTATAAGAGCAGCTAGAGCTTACAAACCTTTTTCACAAAATTTAGGTTTTACTGGTAGATTAAAAGATATTCTTACTCCTAGAGGTCCATTAAGAGCTGATCCAAAAGCCGTAGGTCCAACAGGTCCAATGCAAATTTTACCTGGAGAAGGAGTTGGTTTTAAATTCGGTTCTCTTTTAAGAAGGAACCCATTAACATTAGGTTTACCTGCAGCTTCTTTAGGTGCTGAAGCAGTAGTTGGTGCAGCTAAAATGGTTCCAGATTTTTTAAGAGCATATGGTAACCAAATAATACCTTTTGTAGATCCGTTTACTAAAAAAGACGATGACATAAAAACAACAGGTGAAGGTGAAATAATACGTGGTGGTAAAACAACAAAAGTTATTCCAGAGGGTGAAGTTGAAGCAGGCACAGGTAAAGAATCTAAAGTATCTGCAGCAGAAAAAGCTAAATTAAACGAGGATAGAATTCAAGAAACAAAAAATAAATATTATAAAATGATGGGTATAGATAAGATGAATAAAGAGGCTGTCTATGATTCATTAATTGATGCAAGTAAAATTATACAAGAAGAGGGCGGAGACCTTAAAGGTTCTGTTAAATCTGGAACACTACAGAATAGACTTATACAAGCCATAGGTAAAAACTTAGATAAATCTGCTGATCTTAAAAAAGCAATTGACTCTGCAATTCTTAAAGGTGAGATTCAAAAAGATATTAATCTAACTAAACCATCGGCGTTCGCAGAACAAGTAGAATATATTAGAAATAATCCAAATGATCCGTTAGCTAAAAAGTTATCTGGTATGAGATCTGTGGCTGATGATTTAGCTCTTATGGTAGACAAACCAATAACAAGTGAGACGGTTCTAAGATCAGTTCAATCTAAAGGCACAAAGGTAACTGACATGGTAAAAGATGATAAATACCAGAAATGGGAAAAAAATAATGAAGGTAAAGATGAAATAGATTACGTACAAGAAAACCTTAAAGGTATTGATGATGGTATATATATTATAAATAAAAAAGCTATTCAAATTCAAACAATAGATGGTAAAAAGGTAGCAAATCCTTTAGATCTCGATAGCATAATAGGTTAGGAGTAACTCATGGCTACGTTACGAGAGTTAAATTTAGCTGCAGCGGAAGATAATAATAAAGTAGGTACAATTGAATCTGTGTTAGCTGGTGTAGGTTCTGGTCTTCTTGCAATACCAAAAGGTTTCTTTTCATTAGGTGCAACACTATTAGATCTAGGTGTTGATCAAAATAGAGCAGCTAGAGTCGAAGCATTCTTTGATGATCTTACAACATTAGATGAAAAAGCAGAAGCAACAGTAGCTGGACAGATAACAGAAGCATTAATTAATATAGGTATACCTGCTACTGCAGGTTTTAGAATAGGATCTAAAATTGCAGTTGACGCTATGAAAGCTGCAAATACAGGAAAATATTTTAAAGCTACAAAAGATGTAAAAAAATTAGCAGACGATGTTTTACAATTAAATACTAGAGGTAAAACAAATAGATTTATTGGTGGTGCTTTAGGTGGTGGTGTTGGTGAAGCAACATTTGTTGGTGACGTAGAACAGATCGGTACATTTGGTGATTTAATTGGTGGACCTACAGAAGTAGATAGAGAAACTGATGATCCTCTAACAGATCTATTAAACAGAGTTAAGTTTGGTACAGAGGGTGCATTATTTACAGGTGTGATTGCAGGCACTGGTAAAGTTATTAAAAAACTAACCAACAGAAATAAAAACATTACAGATTCAAACGATAAAATAGATAGATTTATAGATAAGATTGCATCAGGATTCAGGGCTAGAAGTGGTAAGACTCAAGAGTTTTTTGATATTGAAAGAACTAATATAGGTGAAAGATCTTCTGACGCTGTAAAGGCAAAAAACGTATCTAGAGAACTAGATATAGCTATTGATAAAATATTTCCTCCGTTTAGAAACATAGCTAACAGAACTAATCAAAAAGAAAGAGACAAGTTGTTAAAAGAAATAAATGATTTGTTGTTGTCAGGTGAGGCTCAAATAGATGATTTGGGTTATGCAAAGTTTGGTGCATTAGATCAAACAAAAAAAGAAGCATTACTTAAAAAATTAAAAGCATTAAACGTAGATGAAAAAACTACAGGCACTATCTTTGGTTCATTAATGGATATAAGAGATAGATGGGCTGAATTATTTTCTCATTTAGGAAGAACGTTAGGTAAAAATGAAATAACAGAATTTAAAAAATTATTTGGTAGTAAATTTAAAAATTATATTGGTGCGACATACGACATATTTCAAAACAAAAGTATATTACCTTTCTTCGCATATACACCTACAAGAGAAGCAATTGAAAGAGCAAAGACAGTATTTAAGCAAAGTGCTGAAGAAGCAGGAAAACCAATAACAGATTTGCAAGCAGAACAGATAGTAACCAATGCATTAAAAGATCCTAACCTCCCTAAAGGTTTTAGATTAGATAAACCTTCTGATGTTATATTTAGAGTGCCAGACTTTTTTGTTAATAGAACAGTATTAGATGAAACGCTACAAAGAAGAACTGCGCAGCCTCTCGTATCTATTGGTGAAATAAAATCAAAAGCAGACAGGGAAGTATTTGAAGATCTGTTTGGTAAACAAAGAAACCCAATGCAAACAATCATAGGTGCTACTGCAAAACTATCTATGCTTACAAGACGTAATATGTTTTACAGAGACTTGTTAAAAAAGAATGATGAAGTTGCAGCATTATACAGATCAGGACAAAGTCCAACAAAACCTTTTTTAGCTAGAAGTGAAGATGAAGCTAGAGAATTATTTGGCACAGATTATGAGTTAGTAGAGGTTATTGATCCTGCTAAACGATTAACTATTGATGCAGGTAAAGGTGTTAAAAAAGAAGTATTAGATAAAAATAATATTGCCATGGGTGCAACTAATCCCTTTGGAGAATCTCAATTTTTTGCAAGACCTGGTGTTGCAAAAGCTTTGAAAGACACAGGATTAAAACAACAGGACCCGGGGATGTTGGGTCAGCTGTATCAAAGTTTAGTTTTATATCCAAAAGGTTTATCACAGGTAGCTAAAACAATTTTATCACCAGTAACACACATGAGAAACTTTGTTAGTGCTAGTTTTTTTGCTACAGCAAATGGTATTATACCTGATGGCGAAGCTATTAAACAAGCATATCAAGCATTACAGACACCACTCAAAGGTACAAGGCAACAAAATGAATTATATGAAAAACTTTTAAAACTAGGTGTTGTAAATAATAACGTAAGATTAGGAGATCTAACAAGATTATTAGAAGACGTGAATTTTGGTGAGACCATGACAGCAGATAAAGGATTTAGAATGTTGTTAAAACCTTTATCAAAATTAAAATCTGTATCACAAGATTTATATACAGCTGAAGATGACTTCTGGAAAATAGCATCATGGGCCATGGAACAAAAAAGATTAGAGAAAAGTTTAACAAATGCAGGATTAACAAAAGGACAAACGTTTAAAAGAAATGGTATAGATACAGTATTTGATAATGACTTCTTAGAAAAAGAAGCTGCAGATATTGTAAAAAATAATATACCTAACTATGATTATGTATCTGATTTTGTAAAAGGTTTAAGAAAATTACCTATCGGTAACTTCGTATCATTTCCTGCAGAGATAGCTAGAACAGGAACTAATATCGTAAGAAGAGGATTAAGAGAGATAAACGAAACAATAACTTTAGCTGACGGCACAGTAATAAAACCATTTCAAACGATAGGATACACTAGATTGTTTGGTATGGGTGCAACTACAATAGCTGTACCGGCTGCAACAGCAGAAGCTTTTGCAGCTATCTATGATGTAACAGATGAAGAGCGAGAAGCTCTTAGAAGATATGTAGCTGACTGGTCAAAAAACTCAACACTACTGCCAATAAAAGATGAAAATGGTAACTTTAAATATATAGATTTTAGTCACGCTAATGCATACGATACATTGGTTAGACCTATTCAAACTATTTTAAATCAAGTAGCTGATGGTAGAACAGATGAAGATGGTATGATGGATGATTTTATTGCTGGTATGTTTGGATCTATGTCTGAGTTTGCACAACCATTTATATCAGAATCTATTTGGACAGAAGCAGTTGCAGATATCGTAGCTAGAAAAGGTAGAACAAGAGATAATTTTCAAGTGTTTAATCCACAGGATACACCTGGAGATAAAGCATACAAAATTATGGCTCACTTAGTAGAGGCACAAATGCCTTTTTCACTTAATCAATTAAAAAGATTAGATCAATCTATTGAGTCTGTTGATGTAATACAAAAAGGTAAGTTTGATAAATTTGGACAAGCTTATGAATTTGGTGATGAGTTTGGAGGATTATTTGGTTTTAGAACAGTAAATGTAAATCCTGATAGAACTTTAAAATTTAAAGTTGCAAATTATCAAAGAGGTGTAAGGGAGTCTAGACAATTATTCACAAGAGAAGCTTTACGTGGTGGACCTATTGACCCAAGTGAAATTGTAGATGCATATTTAAATGCAAACAGGGCTTTGTTTGGTGTTAGGAAAAATTTTAAATTAGATTTAGATGCAGCAAGAACTTTAGGAATTACTCAATCAGGATTACGAACTTCCACAGATAGATTATCAAACATAGAAGTTGGTTCTATAAATCAAAATATATTTAGACCAATAAATATATCAACAGAAATACAACAAGCATTTGCAGAAAATGCTGCAAAAATTGGTGAACCAAATCCACTAATTGGTGCGTTTGATGCGCTTGCAAGTATACAACAACAGTTAGCTAACACTTCTTTATTAGAACCTGAGTTTCCATTTATTGAAAACCCATTATTACCTATTACACAAGACACACCTGCAACACCACAAACGTTAAACTTACCAAGTATTGATTCAAATATAGTCAATAATCCAAACGCAGCAGGTTCTTTTTCAGGCTTGACAACTGCACAAAAACTGCAATTATTGTTTCCACAAGGATAATTATGGCTAAAAAATCGGCATTACAAAAAATAGAAGATCATGAAAAGCTTTGCAGAATTATGCAAAAGCAAACGTTCGAACAAATAAAAGAATTAAAAGAACGTATTAAAAGAATTGAATACATGATTGTAGGAGGA